TCGGCGACAACATGCAGCGCATTGGCTACGGCGGTCAGGCGCGAGAGATGCGTGGCGAGCCGAACGCTATCGGCGTCGTGACCAAATGGGCGCCGAGCAACGACAACACCGCCTTCTTCGCAGACAACGAGCCTGACTGCTGGGCTCATGTCGGATTCGATCTGGGAAAGATCGACCACATTCTCGCAGTCGGTCACACTGTCGTGGTCCCGGAGGACGGGATCGGGACCGGCCTGGCGCAGCTCCCGCGCCGGGCGCCGAAGCTCGATCGCTTCATCAAGGCCTGGTTCAAGGAGCGCGCAGCATGAAGTGGCTCTGCTGGATCATCGGACACTGGAACGTCTACGAGCCGTGGAGACAGGGGCACCGACGCTGGCAGCGGGCGAATACCTGCTGCCGCTGCGGCGAGCTGGATCACTGGCAGGTCTCGCGCACCAACTGGAAACCCCTGGACCTATCATGATCAAGACCGCAATCGCATTCGCCATCGGGTTCGCCGCCGCTACGTTGGCTGCATTCCTCAATCCGTTCTTCCCGCTCATCGTCTTCTGCTCGATTTTCGGCGGGAGGTGCTGGTGAGCAGCTGGACCCGGTTCGACGACCGCAACGTCATGAGACCCGATGAGGTCGAGCACCGCTTCGGTCAGAAGATCAAGTGGTGCCCGTTCTGCAAGTCGCTCCACGTCGGGCTCTACATGGGGCCGCACCCCCACGTCACCTGCCTCGCCTGCGGCGCCGATGGCCCGCTGTCAAAACGGGTAGGACCCGAGGACTATTACCACCGACACATCACCGCGGTTGAAAGATGGAATCTGGCAGTATGAGAGAGACAGTTTACGGATACCCCCTCGTCGACGTGATCACCATCCTGGGGTTCATGGGCTACGAGGTGCGCCACAAGACCGAGGGCAAGCGCAAGCTGGAGTTCGGCCGCACGCACCCGCTGCCCCGTGGTGATGAGGAGTTTAAGAAGGAGGCCTTGGAGCGCATCCGGCAGCAGATCACGCTGGATGACCTGCGGTTCGAGACCGAGCGGCTCCGGGACATGCCAAAGGGCTTTCTCCCGGACAAGATCTCGCGTGCCACCCTGCGTATTTTCTGACGCGGCGCAGCAAACGGTGGGGGGTCTAGTCGAAATACTTGCTGGACCCTCTTTCCTCGCTCTTGAAAAGGAGTATGTCACCCGGCCCGCCACTAGGAATCCAACCTATGACCTCTCTTCAGATTCGCGCCTTCCTCGAAGAAACTGCCTGCCATGACACAATCATGGCGGCTCGCCGGCTCGGACGCTCGCCCTTCCACGCCCTGGACACGCTGATCACCGACCGCTTCGGCAATCTGTCGCACGGGCGGCGCCGGCTATTCGGCAAGGAGATTCGTGCGTTTGTCGAGGCAATCGGCGGACGGCATGTGCGGACTGGGGTGCGGGCCGTGAAGCCGCAGGTCACCGCACCCTCCATCTACGCCTGATCGTCCTACAAGCCCTTCACCAGCTCCCGCACGTCGACCTGGGGCCGGTTGCTTCTGACGGGACCGGTCGGCTTTAGCTCTCCGGTCGCCCGCTGAACGAAGATCTTCCCGATCTCAGCCCATATCTGCTCCGGGGTGATGATCTCTGCGTCACCCCGGGTCAGCTTCATGTTGATCAGTCTCATTTCCCCTCTCGACGCTTCTCAATCTCGAGTTCAAGCACCCTGACGCGACGGAATAGCTCCGTCACCTTCTGGCGGAACGCCTCCTCGGTCCACGGCTCGACGGCCGGCTTCGGCACAGGGTCTGGCATCGCGTATGCGCAGTCGGCGCAGATGATCGCCCGCTTGTCGCCGATGAAGGTCTTATCCTCCCGATCCTTGCATCCCGATCCGTGACAGTGATTCAGATAGGAGCCAGGCGCCCAGCCGTAGCGCTGGGGCCGTTGACCCTCTTTCCAGGCGGATACCATCAGCGTGCGAGACCCGTCGCCAGAGCCAGCCCCGTGGCTGCTGCGATGGCCTTCTTGGAGTTGGAGAAGCTCGTCTGCTGCACCCGGCTGAAGTGGGCCGCCATGGCCTTGTCCAGGTCGGCGTACAGCTCTTCCACGCTTCCATCATTGTGGATGATGAAGTCCGGTCGGATCAGGTCGATCCGCTCGCTCGGATGGACACCCCACATGATGCCGAGCTTGTCGTAGAGGAACTCGCCGAACTTGCCCCAGCTGAACTTCGCCGGCTTGGTGCCCGGGCGCTTGATCATGATCACGACGCCGCCAAGGCTGCGGATGGCCGTAGCCTCGTTCGGGAAGCGCACGGAGTCGTTCATCACGGACTCGCCGTCCGCAACGCCGGCAGCCCAGGTGTCAGCCCACAGATCCTCGTTGATCAGCTGGCGGCCCCACTCGGTGCCCAGGGTGATCTGCGCGTAGCGCGAGGTCACTCCCAGCTCCGGGATCATCGACTCCTTGAGATCACCCTCCAGGTAGCGCGTGATCATGTCGCTCGACATGCCGTTCGCTTGCAGCAGCACCGCGAGCATGGCCCGCAGCGGCTCGGCGATGTGCTTACGCCGCACGCCATACTTCTTCTCCAGGTACAGCGCCGCCGTCGTCTTGCCCGACTGTGCGAAACCCGAGAGGCCGATAACCGTCATTGCAATCTCCTTTGCATTCAAACAAACGTTCAGGCAGCAAGCAGCTGCCGGGTGACATCGATCGCGTCCCACAGCGTCGGGACACGGAATCCGATCCGGTCGTTGAGCATCGCGTGCTCGTGCGGATTGCCGGTCTCCTCGATCGCGCAGACGATCGGGATGCCGCTGAGGTCGGCCCAGGCGATTTCCATCACCGTGCCGATCGAGACCTTCGTGGCTCCCAGCAGGTTCACCAGCAGGACGTCGCAGCGCGTTGCGTCCCAGCGGTCCCGGACCGTCAGGCCCTTCGGCATCGACATCGGCGACTTGAAGCGCGCGGTCTCCTTGGCTGCGTCCGTGAAGACACCAACCTCTTTCAGGTGCTCCTGCTCGCGCAGGGGCGAGAGCGCCTTGATCCCGAACTGGCCCAGCTCCGCTTTTGCGTGCTGCCGCCAGTCGGTGGCGCCCTCGAAGTTCAGGCCCGAGATCGGCCCAGCGAGATAGACAAGCATCGAATCCTCCTTTTGCATTCGTGCAAGCGATCAGGCGGCCAAAGACGTCGGCGCCGGCACGCGGATAACCCTCCGGCCCGGCCGCCATTTGCCCTTCTGGAGCGTCAGCAGCGAGCGCTTGCCGTCCGGATACTGGATGATCACGGTGACCGCCCAGCCCGAAAGGCCCTTGTTGTAGCCGTGGCGCAGGTTCAAGACGCCGGCCACATACACGCCCTCCATGATCTCGGGGCTGTGCTTGTCGCCGATCGACATCTTGCGCCCTGCCCGCGCGAAGCCGGCCACGGTGCCCTTGGCGCCGTTCGCTCCGCGGAAGCCGTGGTTGCCGACCTCGATGCCGTCGATCAGGTGGCTGTAGCCATCATGGCACCAGACAACCTGCTCGCCGAGCTGCGGATACTTCATCCGGATGGCGTGTTCGAGCAGCGAGAACCGGGGCACCGGCATGTCGTTGTCGAGTGCATGCGAGCGCCTCTCGACGTAGTCGAGGTACGCCTCTTCCAGCTGAAGGCCGTAGCGGACGTTGATGCCGTCGTTCCGGTAGCGCGCCTCACGGGCGTACTTCTCCAGCGCGATGTCGTGGTTGCCTTCCGCAACGACGAAGGTTCGCCCGCCGACCGTAACCATCGGCAAAGCGCCCTCGCCGATCGCCGTCAGCAAGAACTGACCGCACTGGTCGACTTCCTGCTCCACGCTGTCGCGGCCACGGATCGCCATCTCATAGCTGTAGGCGTTGTCGTGGACGTGGTGATGGTTCCGCGCCTCGTTGTCGAAGATGTCGTGCCCGATGATGTTCTCGGGATCGAGAACGTCGACCATGCTGTTGCGGAGCTGCGCCCGGCCGCCACGCATGTCCCATCCGAAGATGGCCATGCAGTTGGTCTGGTCGATCTTCCGGACGTGGATGTCCGGCATGGTGATAGCGCGGACCCGGTGGCCCGTGTTCACCTCAGCGTTCGCCACGTAGGCATCGAGGTCGTAGAACGCGCCCGTGTGATCGTCGGCCGTGATCTGCCGGCAAAAGACGTCGCCGTCCTCGTCG